GGCCCACGAAGCTGGGGTTGGGTGCCGTCGTTGCATCACCTACGAGGCGGTCGATCCACACGGCGCGGGAGAAGGTGAAGCTGCCGTCTGCGTTGCGCGTCATCTGGTACGGCATCGTCGAGGTGTCGAACTTGTACGGGATGCCGGGAGCTACGGTCTCCTTCCACATGCCGATAGAACCGACAGTGGTGAACTTGAGATAGTAGAGGCTCCCCTTGAGGCCCTTGTCGCCCGAGATGCCGATGTTGAAACCTTCCGGTCCCGTCGTGGGTAGATCGGTGAAGCGCGGGGTGATCCCCTTGATGGCGATCAGCGCGAGGCCGGAGTAGCCGTCGACCGTGGTGACGTTAAAGTCTGTCGTGGTCGTAGCGCGGACGTGGATCGCAGCGCCGTAGCGCGTGACCGTGTATCCCGTGCCGGCGGAGGCGGTCAGCTGCGTGGTAAGCTGCGTGGCGATGGCGGTGGTGTCGATTGCCGTGGCGTCCGTGGCAACGCCGCCGTTAGGCGTGGTGTAGGAGGCGCTGGGGCCGCCGCCGCTGAACGAGATTCCGTAGTTCTTACCGTAGTTGCCCAGCTTCACGTTGAAGAGGACTTCCGGGTTGGACTTCGGTGTCAGCGCCGGGTCCATCGCGACGACCGTGTTGAGGTTCGTGATGAACGAGTAGTCGGCTACGGTGATCGCCTTGAAGCCCTCGCGTGGGAGAGTGGAGGCAAGGTAGCCGATGCCGTCTGGGAAGTTGACGGTCTCTTCGGCAAGCGTCAGGAGGTTGAAGACGCGCAGCGTGCCGCCAGCGATGCACATGGCGTGCTGCTCAGTGGGCGAGCGGTTGAGGACATGCCAGAACGAGGTGGGCCCCACGGCGTCCATCAAGCGGGCTAGGTGGAACGAGGGGCGACGACCCCCCAGGCCTTCAACGATAGAGGCGTAGGCGTTCGTCTGACTCTCGAACTGCGTCTCCAACCGGATGGCCGGGGGCTGTTGGCTCACACCGCCCGTGAGGTTGGGGATGTTGTTCGATGCAAGGGTCACGGTGGGCTCGTGCGCTGGATGATGCGGAAGCAGCCCCAGTTACCATTGAGGAGGTTGTAGCGCCCCGTCTCGGCCTCTGCGGCTTCGAGGGACAGGAGGGACCGCTGCATGGCAGCAACGTCGAACTTGTCTAGCTGCGCGGAGCCTAGGACGCCTTCCTGAAAGCGGGTGGTCGCGGTGAACATGATGAACTGGCGGGCAGCTTCGGGAAGCTCCTCGAAGTTCAGGCCGGAGATCAGTGTGACATTCATCGGATCGGTGAAGGCGTAGGTGTGGTTCAGCCGGTCGTAGAGCTTGAGGCCGCGCTGCGTGACCTGAAGCACCTGATCGTCCGGTGGGATGACCTTGAGAGCGTTCGCAGGAAGCACAAGGAAGCCGTTGATGTCGGGCGTGAGCGTGAACTCTTCGTCCGTGTTCCAGTTCCAGCCGATGAGTTGTACGGCCTTGCTGGTGTCGCGGAGTTGAGCCAACGCTGCGCCCGCATCGGGGGCCGTAACGCTGATGAGGGTGTCGACTGGTGCTTCCATGATGGAGCGGAGCATCGCGTTGACCGCGTCTAGCTCTGTCATCAGTGCGACGGTAATGAGTGAGGACAATGTGGGGTTCCCTGCAAAGCAAAAAACAGGAGCGACCGGAATGGCCGCCCCTGTTCATTGGTGGGTAGTGGTAGCGATTAGGCGGTCTTCAGTTCGATAGCCGCTTCTGGCCTCAAAACACCGTGACCCATGGCGTACTTCGCGACCATCAGGGTGCCCTGACGACGAATGTCCCACTGGCTCTCGGAGCTAAGGTCGAGCAGCTTCAGCGTACCAACGGCACGCTTCTGCCACACGCAGGCAGCAGTCGTGGTGAAGTTGCCCTGGTAAGCAGCCGGGCCCGTGTTGACGTTCGTCTGCGGCAGGTTGTTCGTCTTCACGATGGAAGCCGAGCCGACCTTGTAGATTTTGCCGTCAGCGTAGACGCCGCCTGCTTCGCCGTTCCAGTCCTTGTTCAGGAGCTTGGTCGTCTGCGCGAGCAGGTAGTACTGGGCCGGGAGGACCGCAGCGAAACGCTCGTCTTCCGGCACGTTGCCCTCGTCCAGAGCCTGGACGCCAGAGAAGATGCCAGAGGCGAGGAGTTCGCCGTCGATCTTGTAGTTCGCCTGGATGAACACGCGGGTCGTGTTGGCGACCGACGTCACGGCGTTCGAGGCACGAGCGGCCAGGATCACGCACTGCGCGACATGGGCGTCATAGGCCTGCGACAGGGCATCGCCCAGTTCGCCCGAGTAGATCGAGCGCACGTCGTAGTGGTTCTTCAGTTCGTCGATCTTCGCAACGAAGACGCTGGCGAGCAGCAGATCGTCGATGGTGATGAGCGTCTCGGCTGCCGGGATCGCGTTGCCGACGATCTCTACGCCGGGAACGTGGTAGGCCGCGCTGGAGCGACCGATGCCGGGGAACTGAGCCTGCTTGCCGTGGGAGATGGAGCGAACCATGTTCTTGTCGAGGAACTGGGTCTTCTTGTGGAAGGTCGCGAGAACCTCGCCCGAGAAGACCTTGAGGAACAGTGCGTCCGTTGCGCCAGACGTGTTGATCTGGCCGAGACTGGAAACAGTAGCGTTAGACATTGTGTGGTGGAGCCTTGGTGAGGGTGAGTGTCTTGGGGTGGTGGAACCGACAAGCCAGTCGCCGTCGCGCTACGATCCATTTGGTTGTCCTCCGCAGAGGGCCGCTTGTTTCGCGTGAAGGGGAGTAGGGCTGGGTATCCGTGCAGCCGACTAAAGAGCCGCGATGCAGAGCCAAGAGAAGTGGTGAAGGGACTTACGCTCACACGATCAGATGCATCGTGGGTTGCCACATTGCATGTCGCGGCTATTGCTGCCCCTCGGTAGTTACTTGCAGAGCTTCGTCCAGACCGCGTTGTTCTCTTGGGTCTGTCGCTTGGTCTCGGCGGTGTCGCCGGAGGCCGAGTAGTGGACGGGTACGTAGCTGGTGCAGAACGTGTCGACGTACTCCACCTTCGGAGTACAGCCGATCACGAGCAGGAGACTAGCGAGGGTCACGATTGAACGCGTCATTCGCTTCCTCCTTCGTCGTCATCGGCACGGTGGCACGCTCGATGCGGGCCTGGGTAGCAGCGCGGGTGCGCTTGGCGATGTTGATGGCGTCGTCGCCCAACTGGGCCTGACGACCGCCACGGCGGATCGAGGCGTACAGGGAGACGAGCATAGCGAAGGCCACGGCAGCGCCGCAGACCCATAGCCACACCTTCGTCGCCACGGTCGAGAGCAGGGACATCATAGTCCCGCCTCATGCGCCGCCGCGATAGCAACGTCGCGCTCCGTGCGGGCCTTGCGCTCGCGGAACGTCATGTAGACGCCGTAGAGCGTGACGGCCACGAGGAGAACCTTCAGGGCTACCATCGTGTACTGCACATACGCCGACATGTCCGCGAGAGGCGAGAGCGTGTCGACCATGTTCTGGATCGGGTCTTGAACAGCGGCGAGTACAGGCTGGGCCATGGTGGCACCAGCGGCAATAGCGCCGCCCTGTACTGTCGCGCTCTCAGTAATCGTGGCGGGCTTGATCACGCCAGCGAGGCGGAGCCCATCTTCGATCTCGTGCCCGCTGTAAGGCATACCACCGCACTCGACGCGGATGATCGCATCTACCATCGCGTAGGCGGTGACGTAGTCCGACATATTGAGGAACGTCTGCGGCGTGCAGCCGATGCTCTTGCAGACGTTTGCCTTGTAGGCTCGCGTGTTGTTCTCGATCGGCGGAGCCCAATGGTCGATCATGGTGTCGACGGTGGTCCAGCCGCTGAGCGCGTAGGCCCGCAGATTGCGGACCATGGCGCGGATGCCAAGCTCGTGCGTGCTGAACACTGCGAAGCGACCGTGGTTCAGTTCGTTGCGCTGGAACTCGGTGAGGCGAGCGTCGACAGTGTCGCGAATCTCTCCCTGCCACGGCTCGCCTTGTGCGCGATCCATGTTGCCGGGGTTCTTGTTGAGGAAGCCACGTTGTGCGCGAGGGTCCATCAGGCCACTCCTTCTGAGATAATCTTACGAAAGTAGACGAAGCCTTCGCCGTCCCACAAAACGGGAGGCGAGAAGGCGCGATATCCACTAGCGAAGAGGTTGTTGATGCTCGCCGGGTTGGCAGCATCGGCATCGGTGTAGAGAGCGTCCCAGCCTTTGCGGCGGGCAGCGTTCTCACGGATGCGGATCATGCGGCGCTGCAGGCCTTTGCCTCGGGCGACCGGCATGACACCAGCGCGGCATAGGTAGCCAGCGCCGGGGAAGCGAACAGACGGCCAGAGACCACAGAACGCGGCGGGCACCTTGTCCGTGTCCATCGCGAACCACCAGTCACCGTGCCAGCCTGGCAACGGGAAATCGGGGAAGCACACATGGTGCATCGCCTCTAGGTGGCTCGCGATGGCCGGAACTTGGGTGTCGACCTTGATTATCTTGAAGGTCGACATGGTCATCAGAGGACGTTCGAGCGGGCGATCTTCGCGACGACGCGGTCGCGGAAGACGGCGTCCGTCTCGTAGCGTGGGTCACTCATGTCCTTCACGACCTGCGCGTTGGTCGCGTAGACGCCCGCGCCGCCGCCCTTGGTCGTGGCTGTGATGTTGGACGGCTCCGAGCCCCCTGCCTTCGTGAACGCAGCGGTCAGACCCTGCACGGCCATAGTGACCATGGCGGGATCGTTCGTCTCGATAGCCTTGTTGAAGGCGAGAATGGCGGGCTTCTCGAAGCCGCCCTTCGCGGCCCAGGCAACAGCCTCGGCGTACTTGTCGGCACCCCCAGCAGCTGTGTGAGCGGCAGTGGCAGTAGCAGCGGCGACCTTCTGGCCGAGCGCGACTTGGCCGGCAATGAAGCCGTCGACCATCGCCTTCGGGATACCCTGCTTCGCCAGCGCGGCGTAGGAGGTCTCTTCGAGGACACCCTTCTCCGCGAACTGCGCGTTGAGGTCGTCGAACTTCAGACCAGCCTTGGCGATCACGTCGGTCGCGGCCTGCACGTCGGCGGGCACGGCGATCTTCGGGTCGGCAGCTTTGACCGGCGGGACGACTTCGGCGGCCTTGGTGCCACGCGACTTCTCCAACTCGGTGTAGGCCTTGGCGATCTCTTCGGCTGTCTTGCCCGCGAACTTCTCGGGCATGACGAACTCGGCGGGATCGGCAACGGCGGCTACTTCCGGCGTGTCGTCTGACGGCAGTGCGCTGGGATCAACGACTGCAGCAGCGGCGACAACTTTCTCTTCGACCACGACGGGGGCGTCGGGGCCGGAATCCGGCGACTGGATGATGACTTCGGTCATAGGTGTCCTGGGTTATTGTGTGGGACCGCTGCCACCCTCGGGCGGTGCGGTGGCGGCAGCGACTGCTGCGCCGTGGTTGGCGACCGCCTGCTTGGCGATGCCCCCGGCAGCGTTGATCATGTGCGGAGCGTTGGCGGCCTGTGAGGCCTGTTGAGCCTTCTGCTGCTCTTCCTGCTGGACTTGCTCTTCCTCTTTGACGAGGCCGTCCGTGTCGATGCCGACTGCGGCACCGATGCGATCCAAGTACTCACCGACGTTGAAGCGGGCGAGAATCTCTGGAGGCAGCGTTCCGATTTTGGCGGCGGCTTCACCAAACTGAGTGAGGCGCGTAAGGTCGTGTCCGCGACCGAGGGCCTCTAGGCCCGTGATGATCACCGGCTTGGCAAAGTCCTTAGGCAGCGTGGGCAGCTTGTTAGCGGCCTGCATGACGTGGACTTTGCGGCGGAGGTAGTTGAGTTGAAGCTCCTGCGCGAGGACGGAGTAGGTGCCACCGAGGGCGGCCTCTAGTTCCTGCGCCATGTAGCGCACCTCTTCTGCCGTGACGCGCTCGCCCTGCCGCTGGATAGCGGTGTTGAGCAGGAACGCGAAGGACAGACGCTTCGAGATTTCCCCGATGACTTCGTTGGAGACGCGGAAGTCGGCATACTTCTCAAGTTGGAGAACGCCGACCTGATCCTTGTCGCCCGCGATCACTGCGCCCGATGGGGCCTTGACCAGCGCACGCATTGTCGTGGGAGAACCGGGCTTGACCATGATGATCACGCGGGCCGCAGCGGCGCTGCCCTCTACG